ACCACCAAAATCTGGAAGTCCACGGCCTAAAGCACCACCAACATCAGGAAATCCAACATCAGGAAATCCACCGTCAGGGAATCCAGCGTCAGGTGGAAATGGTTTTGAATTAGGATTAGTCATACTAAAATCTGTTACTCCTGCATCTCTTGCTGCACCAGGGGAGCTATACATTTTTCCATCAGGGCCATAAACTATAACCATCATATCTACTGTTCCACCGCCCACTCCTGGTGGATTAGGTGCACCGCCTCCTGTTATTGGCGGATCAGGCATTGGCATAGGCATATCTATAGGCTCAACAGGGCCACCAACAGGCATAGGTTCTCTATCATACCTTCTTGGGGGCATTTTATTGTGTGATACCACACCATCAACCATGTAAGTATGAGTATTAGAAGTGGTGAAGTTATAAACTTTTATAAAATCTTTTTCACTTTCAAGTTTTGTAACTTCTTCTATACCATCTTTTGTTATTAATTTATCGCCTAACTGTAATTCTTTAACTTCTATACCATAATCGTTATAAACTGTATTAGATAGTTTAGAGTTATTAGATTTCCACCCATCGTTAGTTAAGAAAGCATGAGCATCTGTAGCAGTTATTCTATCGTTTATAGTCCATAAATTTCTGTCAGCTTTCGGAATATCGTGCACATAAGAAACGACATCTGTTTCACCATTTAAAGCTAATACTTCGTCTCCCATTGCAATATTTTCAATAACTTTTTTAGTTCCATCAGCCATATCAATTTTAGTTCCTGCCACAAAACACATAGGAGGTTCATATGGAGGAATGTCTGGAGGTGGCAATCTTGGTAATTGAATTCTTTGTTTAGGCAACTGTCTTCTAAACATATCACCAATAGGATCGCCCATAGTATCTGTAGGCATGAAAGCTTGTTGCGGTTGCATTGGAGGTCTGTAACCTTCGGGAGTAAAATAAGCAGGGCCGCCTTGAATTAAGGTAGGTCTAGGTGCTTGTGGTGGTTGCATAGGTCTAGCTATAGTAGCACCCGCATCTCTGCCAGGTATGCCTTTTCTCATAGCGTCTTTAAATAAACCCATCAGCAAATTCCTTTAAACTTCTTACCTCTAAGAGCAGCACCGCCGCCTCTTGATTCACCGCCACCGTAACCTTTAGGTTGAGGAGCAGATCCGTTAGGAATCTTTTTAAGATCAGAGTAATTAACAGTACCTTGATCTTTAATAGTTACGCTTGCTTTTACATTTTTCATATTAATTTACCTTTTTTTAGATGCTCTATATGCCTTTGCCTTATCTAAAGCAATGGCAATAGCAGTCTTCTTTTTTCTGCCACTGTTAACCAATTCTCCTATATTAGCAGATATAGTCTTTCTACTGCTACCTTTTTTTAACGGCATACTATTTCTTTTTCTTTACCGCTACTGGTTTAACTTTTTTGTTAGCTACAGGCTTGGCCTTAGCCTTAGGCTCAGACTTAACTTTAACTTTTGGTTCTTCTTTTTTAGCCTTGACTTCGACTGCTGTTTTTTTGAGGAGTTTGTCGGCATCTTTATCTGCCTGCTTGGCGATAGCTTCGATGTCGATTTTTCTATCTGCATACTCATTGATGATCGTCCCATTGCCATTGTTTATTTCCTCTTCTTTTTTAAGCTCTTCTTTGTGAATAGCTTTCATTTTATTTCTAACTGAACTCATAATTAACCTCTCATTATATCCATTGCTTTAAATTGTGCTGATTGATCCATTCGATCTCTAGCTATGTTGTCTTTCATTGTAGCTATTTCTTTTTGAATTTCCAAACGCTGTTCTGCCAGCCTTGTATTATCCATAGACTTCATAGCATCAAACTCTTGTCTTTGTGAAAACTCTTCACGCTTACGTTGTACATCATCAGCTTTAATATCTAACTCTTTACCTCTTAGTTCTACTAAAGGATCAGGTTGCGGTTGAGGTGGCATAAACATAGCGTTTATCTGTTCAGTCAACTGAGCAATAACAGCTGCTATATCTTTAGCAACTTTGTCTTGTATCTCTTGCATGTATTGACCAGATACTTCTGGAGGTAGCTGTTGTATTTGTTGCATCATTTGTTGGAACTGTTGATCTTGTGCATTCTGTTCGTCCACTATCTCAGCGGCTCTAAAAGATACATGCTGATAAATGTGCGATTGAATTAAAGATAAGACCATAGGATTAGCTTGAGCAGTCATAGTTCCGTATAGGGACATGTGAGAGTTAATGTGCGAATCGTGATCTTGCCCAGCAAATGCTTGAGCTGGCATACCTGATATCAAAGATGCGTTCTCATTAGCGGGATCCATAGGCATAGGCTGTGGCGTAGGCGGTAGAAGTTTCTCAACATCTTGAACACCCATTGCACCGTACATTCTTCTGTATGCTTCATGCAGTCCAGCGGGGCCATGTATTTCAGGATTACTTTGTACAGTTCTTAATATCTCTTGAGCCAACATAACTCTCTGACTCATAGAGAAAGTATTAGGATCTGATACAGGTAATACGTCTACTCTTTCATCAAAGTCTTGAGCCTTGATAGTTTGGTTTCCGTTAGCTGTGAAGTAAGGATAGTCTGGTGGTAAGTATTCACTAAATACTTTTGCTAGTATCTCAAATTCTATTCTTTGACTTGAGTGAAGTCTTTTATGAATAGCACTCATAACACGAGTACCACGTTCTAGTAGTGCAATCGTTGTTCCTACAGGAGCATTCTGATTTCCTTCACCAACTTGCGTATCAGCTATCGAAGCGAAACGCCTTCCACTGTCAACCAAGATACCCAGGAGAGAGAGTAGGGTTTGGCTTGGCTCCTTAAAAGGTAACGGTACAAAGGCATCTCGCAAACTTCCGCCAGGGGCATCCATGTCTCTGAACTCACCAGGTTGTAGTGGTTGATCATCATTACGAATACGAATACCACGGGCTTTAAATCCAGCAGGTAGATTAGATAAAGTACCTGCGTCAATTAACTGTCTTAAGATAGATGTTGATGCTTTAGATAGGCCGCCTATCATGTGAGTTAAACCAAAGCCATAGAATCCTAAGCCTGGTAAGAACTTATAGTGAACAAAGTAGTTAATACGTTGCTTTAATTGATCTGTTTCTTTGTAGTTTCTACGTATAGATAGGACTTTATCATTAGCTATAGTAATGATATAAGGTAGTTTTATACCTGTTTCTTCGCCTTCTGAGTCTAAATCTTCATAACCTGCGACATCTAACTCAGTATGAACCTCATATACTTTACAAGTATCATCATCGTCATAACTAGGGCTAACGCCTTGTATTTCATCTATTTCTTCCTGTACTTCATCAATATCATCTAGCATGTTGCCAGAGGATACATCTACGTCACGATAGAAGCCTATTTGCTGTAGCTTCTTAACGTCATTCATTGACATATCAATGACATGAGTAATTCTTGTAGCACTGTGTAAGTCAGTAGCAGAGTAAGGAACGATTAAATCTTCACTAGGTATGAACTTTGATACAGCTCTTCCTAGATTCTGATCGTAGTAAACTTTTCTAAAAGCAGAACCCGATAGCGGTAGATAGAATAACATCTGATCTGTCTCAGAATCGTACTCTTTCATAACCTGCATAAGCTGGTAGTTCATGAACTCTTGTACACGTGCTGCCTGTTGTTCTGTTTCGGCATTAGACATACCTATTACTTGGGTCTTAACAGGCCCTTGTGATGGTAGTATTTCGTTGTAAGCTTGGGCTTGGAACTGAGTAACGGATTCGGCTAAAAGCGGGTGCATAACTCCAGAGGCACCTTCAAACGGCTGGGATCTTTCCTCGTACTTCATACCTAGGTATTGAAGACCCTCTTTGTATGTCTTCTCCCAGTCAGATCTTGATTCTTTATCCGAATCAATACTGCCCATAAGATCATCCATAAGGCTGTTTAGTTCAGAAGACTCTACTTCCTCAGCTAAGTTAGCATAGAAGTCTGTATCTTCCATCGGCGGAGTTGCCTCACCGAACATGATGTTTCCATCTTCCATTTCCTCGAAGCCTTCGAAGTCAGGATTATCTTCTTGAATATCTACTTCTACTTCTACTTCCATTTCCTTTGAACGATCACGAACTCCTAGCTCAAGTTGATCTTCAAACGTAATAGCTTTATCTATGTCTGCCATGTTAATCCTGTATTAGTTTTCCTAGCTCTCTCTTCATCTCTTCAATTTCTTTAGAATCTTTGTTATAAGCTTTGTTGCTTATGCTTGAAGAATCTTGTTGAAGTCTTCTTTCTTGATTTTGTATTTTGGTCTTTAGTTTATCAATCTTAGGGGCTTTAGCTTTTTTTACAACTTTTTTTATAAACTTGCTAATGTGTGTAACCCCTTTTTTTTTGCTCATTAGTTATTCTCTTGCCTTGCTCTTCTTGAGTTAGAGTTTCCAGGAACAAGTCCTGTTTCTCCAGTTTTATTGCGATTACTTTGGGCTTTGGCAGCAGCTAAAGTTCCTGCTGCTACAACTCCAGTTAGCACAGCAAGATCTTTTTGTTCTTGACTAACCTTTCCATGTTTTTTTGATGCTGGAGATCTTGTACCTGGTGCTAGCTTTCCTTTGACGAATGGCTTTACCTTTGCCTTATCACCTATTCTTTTTACTGATGATCCTTTTTCTTTTGCTTTTTTAAGAACTTCCTTTATTGTTTTTAACTTACCCATTATCTTAAAGCTTTTCCAAAACCTCTTACAGCCGCACCAGTTCCTTTTTTTGAAGATCTCTTAGGGCTAACTGATCCGCCGTCTTTGTACATCATGCCGCCGTCAGCTTTTTTCAATGGTTTTTTTCGCAGCGGCAGCCCAGCTCTTTTAGCAGTTTTGGTTTTATTGCCGCTATTGATAGCAGAGGCAATACCTGCTCCGACTGCTACAGGAATACCAGCTGTTGTTAGCATTGTTTTTTCTTGAGAAGTTAGTGGCAATCCATTTTTTAATTTTTGTTTTATTTTCTGTAATTTAACTTTTTTTATAACTGGTGTTAATTTTTTCGCCATACCGCCAGCTGCTAATTTCTTAGGCTTGATATCTTTTAAACCTTTATCAATCTTTTTTAACATTTTTGCCTCGAACTTCTTGTATTCTGCACTATTAAAATAGTCATCTTTCTTATTAGGTTTGATTGGTGTCTTATTTCTTGCTTGTGTTTTTGGACTTAAAATTGTTTTTTTAGCTTGAGAAGCAGCCATATTTTTTTCTTTTACTGAGTCAATTCTTTTTTGCTTGCTCATGTCTTTCTTAATCTTTGCATTAAACTGCTTGTCTGTTAATCCTTTTGGTTGTCCGCTCTTAATAAAATCTTTAGACATTTCTTTTCTTTGTGCAGCTGTCATTCTTTTTTTGACAAGCTTGTTGCCTATTTTTTTCATTCCCTCTGCTACTACTTTTGCTTTACCCATGTTATTACTCCTAATAATAAATTCTTTGTCTAGGTATGGGCTCTTCATCTTCTTCATCCGAGTCCAATCTTATAAAGTTACCTTGACGAAATCTTAGTATAG